CAATCATCTTGTGTTTCCCTTATTTGTAAGCTGTTATGTCATCACCATCAGGTGTGACTGTCTGTTGTTCAATTTTAGGCATCTGGGGCTTTTCAGTAAGTGATACGCCAAACTCAGCCTCTATATCAGTGAAGTCGGCCTCTTCAGCCTCATCACGCTTAGGCTCATCCTTGCCATCACTAAGCTTGTCCTGACCAAAGCCAGTGAATCCTTCAGGCAGTTGGTTAGGGTCTTGTGAATCATCATCCATACCTATCATCTTACCAAGAGACAAAAACGCATTAAGGCGCACATCATCCCTGTTAGAATCTTCGGCTATTCCCTTTATTCCGCCTATAATGAAGTCCACATCAACTTCATGCTTTTCAGCGGCCGCTTTAATTTGGTCTGCTAATACTCTCACGACTGTTTCATCCCTTAAAAGTTTAAGTCCTTTTTCATATGCCTTCATTGGCGAACCAGTCCAGCCAAAAGCCCGCTGGTAGGCAACGATAAGCATTTCGTAGAATTTCATACTCTGTGACAATACCACCACTTGAGCTATGAAATCCCTCTTCTTATTTCCCAATCTTGATTGTCTTTTCTTTGGAACGTATGTTGAAGGGTCAACCTTCTTAAAGCTGTAGCGTGTAGGGTGTGCGAGGAAGTCTGTGTCCATCTTAATGTTGTCATTAGCTATAAATGTGCCGACTATAGTGCCAACGTAGCCATTCTTCGCATATGTGTACTTGCCCTGCTTCTTTCCATCCTTCGGGTGTGGAATATGCTCCTTGCGCCTAAGTACCTGACAAACACCGCCATCATCAGCCCTCACCCAGTCACCCTTTTTGCTGTGACGCCAATTCTCCACCAATTCAGGGATAACGCCCTGCTCCATCATGAAGTATGTCTCAAAGTCCGACACGCAGTCAAATACATAGTGTTTCTCATAAGTTCCGTCAGTCTTGCTGCGGATAGGCTGCCATTCTACGGCTATACCATGTTTGGTAAATTCATGTACTTGAGGCATCATCTATTCCAAAATAAAGCTTTAGCTCATAAGCCCTGATTTCATCTTTTGTTTGAGGAAAGTAAGTCTTGGCAATCTCTGCCATATTCTCTTGATATGCAATTTCCCATTTAGAGAAAACTGGAGTAGGTTTAAAGAAGTTTACAATGGCTTTAATGAATTTCATGTATACAATATACTATAGGTCAATAGCCCAAGTCAAGATATTTCCTATACCACTTAAAATTTTTAAGCAAAATAATAGTCCAACCTTAAACTTTTAAGGCTAAACTATCTAATTACGTTAAATTTCCTTTATTTCACTTTTTTCCTTGCTTTGGCACGATTATTAGAGTAGATTGCTACCGCTGAGGTTAAGGCAAACTATATAAACTTTCTTTAACATTACCAACCATATATATATAGCTTAAATCTGTTTATTTTCAGACCATCGCAAAAATCCTCAAAAACCCTCTCAATTTGTTTAAAAAATGTGACGTAACAGTATTCGTGTGCCGAATTTGTTTAAAAATTACAACTCTATCGCGTGTGTGTAACCTTACAACCAGTACCCCCTAGCATCGTGTTTTTACATGATGAAGTTTCGTTATTTTCCATTAATTTAGATGAAAGGACAACACCATGTCTATTATCAAATTTACAGACGACATTCTCTTCACAGGTAAGGTATCTCGCAAGGGTATGACCATCAAGACCAGCAAGACTCAGACCTGTGACATGACATTCAACACCAAGACAGGGCAAATCTGCTTTGCTTCAGGTGCTGAGGACTGTGTCGTTCCAGAGGCTGACATTGCAGAGTTCACAGCTCTCATCAGCTAGTCATTGTAGGGGTGCTTCCACAGGCCCCTGCTTCGCAGTTGCAACCAATATAGGTAGTGAGAGGCAATAGCCATACTCTCTTCCTTATCCTACACATATATAGCACAATTCAGACTATTAAACTATAACTTGGTATACATAAGGGGTATTCATATTTTGGACTAGAACAGGGGTGTAGACCACCCAAAGGGACAACCTAGAGAGGAATCCAATGCGGAAGACCGAGACTAGGTTACAAAATGCCAGGTGCACCTGAGCTGTCAGGCCATTGTAGTAGGCCGTGAAATGACTGTACCCTAACAGAGCAAATACAATTTAAGGTGCTGGGAGCAATTAAGCTTCCAGTACCATCAAAGGAGAGCAAGGATGACCGCAACAGAGGCTTATAGGATTGCATGTAATTTCATTGATAGGGCTTACGGGGCTAATATGTTCCAGATAGAAGCCAGGATAGGCTATTGTGAAGAAGTGACAAATGAGGGTGGATTTCATACTATTAGGGAGTTTACTATCTTGCTGAGTGATGAGCTGAAGGTTGATGGCATTAATGCAGGTGAGGTTAGGGATTACATTCTTGACCTTAATGAGCGTGAGTGCAGTGATATTTGGTTGCGAATGCTAGCAAGTGATGTATAAAGACTTGTCAAGGGGTGGGCTGTTATATAGGTTAGCTACCTAAGCCCACTCAAAACATTTAGAAAGAGAGAGCATAATGAATAGTATTTACAAGTATGAGTTGGAGATAAAGAGCTATCAGCAATTAAGGCTTCCGTCAGGTGCGGAGGTCTTGAAGGTTGCAGAGGCTTATGAGAGAATATTTGCGTGGGTACTAGTCAATGTAGACTATCTAAGTGTTACAGAGATGATAGACTTCTACATATATCCAACAGGCGGAACAATGACTGACAACGCATTGAATGAGATGACATATATTGATACATTAGTCATGCCAAATGGTTTGGTGTGGCACATTTATAAAGGAGAGCAAGGATGAGTAAGAATATAGCTATATGTGCAGGCAAGGGCTTTCACATGACATTTAACAATGGATATGGAATATCTGTACAGTTTGGCTGGGGTAACTATTCTGACAACTATGATGCACAGCCAAGCGATGTGCTTGACTTTATTGCTCTCCTTAGAGAGTCAAATATTAATCTTGGCAGGGAAGGTAGCAATACTGCTGAGATAGCAATTCTTACCCCAAATGGAGACTTGTTAGATATGCAAGACGAGTGGGGTGATGATGTCAAGGGTTATGTTGAGCCAAATGAAATACTTAAATGGATGAACTATACATCCAAACTTAAAGGAGAGCAATAATGCTTACGAAGAGTGTTATCAAGAGAATACGGGAAGAGATTGCTTCAGCCCGTAAGAACATCAGAAACTATCGTGCTGTTAGTGTTATAGCTAAACAGCTAGAGCCTTTAGTTGCGATGGAAGGCTGGAAGACGAGAGTGCAGAGCAATAGCTTTACAGTTGAGAAGGAATGGGGTTTCAAGCCAGAGGGCGAGACCGATATGCAATACTTCCTCAATATGTGTGGCATTATAAATGATGCGCTGGGTCAGAAGCTTGATATAAAGATTGGCACACACTGGAATGATAAGCCTGAATTGTCAGCGCATCTCATTATTGAGGTTAAGCCACGCATATCACAGCATCTGCCAACTATTCGTGCACCGAAGGTTGTAGTCAGGGATAAGACCTGGATTAAGGGCAATAAGCTGATTCAGCCTCAAGAGGCTAACAGGGTTTATGTATTTGTAAGGTTTGGTGAAACTTCAGACTGTGAGTTTGTGGTCGAGGAGACAGTTGAGACTGTTACGAATAAGACAATTAAACTCACTGGAGCCTGTGCTGAAGCTATTGCATCAATGAACTGAGTGAAGATATAGGGATGATGATAGACTTGTCATGATTGAATGACTTGTGATGCTGAAGCTTAGTCATCATCCCTTATTTAAAGGAGAGCATAATGAATTTGAACAAAGTACCAGACAACGAGATAAGAGAAGAGTTTATATCTCGCTTTAAGAAGGTTGAGGGAACCAAACTCAAGAGCACAAGAGATACTGCCAATCATGTCATAGCATTCTTTCAAGAGCTTGATATGACTAAAGAGAATTTCGTAGTTATCTATCTTGACAACCAATTAACAATTATAGATAGTCAGGCATTATTTGTTGGTACTATTGATAGTGCCGCAGTATACCCAAGAACTATCATTGAGAATGTTATCAGCAAGGGTGCTAATGGTGTGATACTTGCACATAATCATCCAAGCGGTGAAACTTCTCCAAGCAGTCCAGATAGGAATGTGACTGCAAAGATAAATACTGCATTGAGTTCTATTGATGTAGACTTACTAGACCATATCATTGTAGGCAAGGGTTGCGATTTTACATCCTTTGCAGATATGATGCTATTATGAAACTGTCTAAGTTTGACAGACTGTTTAATTGGTCTATAGCACTAATAGTTACATTATTACTATCATACGCACATGATGGAAACATTCCAAACTATAGCATTATGCTAATTGTAATGTATATATTTGCAAGAGGTGAAATTAAATGAAACTATCTGTCCAAACATACAAAGTTAGTGATGGCGTTCCTGCTACACCAAAGAATGTAAGTCAACAGTTTACACCTTTTGCTGAACCAGTCTACAGTACATTAGATAGATGGAAAGGTAAGGATGGTAATTAT